TGTTAGAATATCATTTTTACTATTATTTGTAATAAAAGTTAATTATTTATTACAATATAATAAAATTATGAGCAGAGGTTATTATATTATTAAGAATCAACAAGAATACGAAGAACTGATAAAAACACCTAGAAAAGAATTTAAATACGATAAAATTAGAATATTAGTAGCAAAGAGAAATAAAAAAATGAGAGAACTATTAGAAAATAGATGTTATTTTAACGGAGACAAAAAAATAGAAGGAAAAGAATATTTAGAATTTCATTATTTTCTCCGAAAGTATACTTATTATTTTGGGTTTAAATCAAAAGAAGAGAATGAGATGGCAGGAAAAATTTTAGAGAAAAGAGGTAATTGGAGACCTTACAATCCAAAAAAGGACAAGGATAAAGTAGATTTTATGTATATCTATGCTGATTTTAAATACGATAAGAGATTATTTTCTTTGAAGTGTCTTCTCAAGAATGTAACTATCAAGAGAGGAATAAAATCAACAGATAAAAATATATTATTCGAAGAATTAGAAAAGATACCTTCTGCTAAAGAATATCTAGTAGGAAACTATTATGTTAATTTAAAAAATATGAATATGAATATGATTAGAAAAATGTTTGAAAAATACGATGTTCTTATTTTTAAACCCATCCATGGTTGGAGCGGTATCGGAGTGGAAGTTTTTGAAAGTTTTCAAAAATTCTATGATTATGTTAATTCAGATTTTTTTAAAAAATCCTTAGATCCAATAAAGAAAAAAATTCCAAATAAAGATCTTAATAAATTTAATGATTGGGTACTGCAAGAATATATTAATAACCCGATGCTGATAGATGGTAAAAAATTCCACATCCGTGGATATTCTTTAGTTCATCAAGAGAAAAAATATATATTAAGGAGAGCAGAAATATTTTCTGCTGGTAAAAATTACAAGAAAGAAGATTATCAAAATAAAAACATTCACGATACTCATCTATATCGCCACCCTGATTTATTAAAATTTTACCCCGAAGATTTAGGTGTAAATCAAAAAATAAAATATGAGATACAGCAACAAATGGAAAATTTATTTCATTTGATTGGAGGAATAGATAAAGTTTTCAATTGTTATTCTGAGTCAAAAGATTGCTACCAAGTCTTTGGTTTTGATGTAATGATAACCAACGATTATCAAGTTAAAATAATAGAGATTAATGAAAATCCTCGTTTACCATCTCTTGAAGACAAATTTGGAAAATACATATTTGAAAATGAAATCAGATTAATGGTAGATCCTATTTTTCCACCCAAAAATAAAGTAGAAGAAGAAAGTGATTTTATTCAAGTTTATTAAATGTTATATTTAGCATAACATTTAGTCTCTAATTTCTAATAACATTTAATTAAATGTTACTAACTTATTATATAATAAAATGAAACTAGAAGATATCACTGAAAAAGATAGAGAAGATATTGCAAAGTTAACTAAATTGAAATCAGTTATGAAATATGTTGGAAATGGTAAAGTTTGGGATTCTGATAAAGTTGATAGATTTATCAAATATAATTTAGAAGAAATTGGAATGAAAAACAGAACCCAATATTATTATAAAATAACTAATAGAAAACAATTTATTGGTATTATTGGAATTCATCCTTTCAAATCTTTTGGAGGTTTTTATTTGAGTGTCATGATACTTCCAGAAGAACAAAGAAAAGGATATTATCGAAAATCTTTGAAAATGCTAGGAAACAGAGTTAAAGAAGAAGGGATAAAAACTGATAGAATTAAAATTCTGGTTAGAACTAGCAATGAAAGAATGATATCTCTTTCTCAAAAAAATTATTATTTCAATACTGAAAGAAAAATTAATGGAGAAGATTTTTACGAATTTTTTTATTTCTTACGAGATTATACTTACTTAGTTATGTCAGAATATCTCAAAAAAGATGAAATTAATGATATTTTCAAAAAAAGGGGAAGTTGGGTTCCTTATCTTCTCTCTAATGATAAGAGAGGTGAGAGAAAAAATAATCCGGATTTCTTTTATGTTGACGGTAGATATGTATATGACAAAAGAGTATTTGGGATTAGATCTTTGTTGAAAAATCAAGTAGACAATCATAAGAACATAACACAAAAAGATACTTTATACCAAAATTTACAAAAAAAGGGAAACAAAAAATATCTCTTAGAAAATTACAATTTAGATATCGATAAAATAAACCACCAAAAGATGGAAAAATTGTTTGATGGTAACAAAGTATGGATTTTTAAACCTGCTGGAGATTGGGCTGGAAAAGGTATTGAAGTTTTTGATAATTATCAAGATTTTAAAAAATACTTACCTACACTGGGAGAATATCGAAAAAGAAGGAAAACTAACTGGGTATTACAAGAATATATTAATGACCCACTTCTGTTAGAAGGGAGAAAATTTCACATTCGAATGTATTATTTGGTATATCATCAAGAAGCATTTCTATATAATCTAGGTCAAGTTTACACAGCTGCAAAAAAATTCAAACAATCTGATTATAACAATAAAGACATTCATGATTCTCATATTACTGGTTCTTTAGAAGGTTTGTATTTTCCGAACAGTTTCAAAGTTTCTAAAAAAATAAAAGAAGATTTACACAACCAAATTATTAGTTTATTTAGAGATGTTAAGAGTATAATTAAAGTTGGTTGCTTTCCAGAAACCAAAGATTGCTACGAAATTTTAGGAGCAGATTTAATGATAACAGCAGATTATCAAGTTAAATTAATTGAGATTAATACAAAAATAGGATACAAAGAATTTGAAGGAGTCCGATTTAATAAATATCTAATCGAAAACGAAATGCAAACCATTGTAGACAATATCTTTCCTCCAAAAAATAAAGTAGAACCTCTTGAAGACAAATATTTCATTAAGATATAAGAGAAATAGGGAGAATATATTATATATGAAAGAGAGGGAAAAGAGAAAAAGAGAGGAAGAGAATGATATAATATATGAAAGAGGGAGAGGGAGAGATAGAAAAGAGAATGATATAATATATACGAGATAATTTTCAAATACCCAAATATTTGAAAATTAAAATGGAAGATATAAATTTCTTTTTAAACGAAATTGAAAAATCCAGAAAAAAAATGCCTCCTAGTGTTAGCGTCAGTGGTTATTTGAGTTTTGTCACTAACAACTACCTAATCCTTCGTTATATGTGTCAACAGAGAAATGTAGATTTTATTTCTTTAATTTTGGAACAACCTTTTTTCCAAGAAGGTGTCAAAAAAAGAAAAGAATGGAGAAAGAAACTCAAAGAAGAAATAAAGTTAGTTATTTTTGATAAAGATGGAACACTCTTAGACAATGAAGGACTTTTTTTACATTATTGTCAATCTATCGTTGATTTATTCAAAGATAAAGTAGAAGATGTTGATAATTTTGCAAAAGAATTAGGTTATGATATGAAAAATAATAAATTTATTCAGGGAGGAGTTTTATCAATGTCATCTGGAAGTCAAGTAATCGAAAAAATACATTCTTTGTTTGCTGGCAAATACACTCTCCAACAGATAGAAGAAGAGATGAATAGTATACCTCCTATCACAGAAGATGATATATATTCTCATAATGATAATGAGAATGGAAATAAGAATGATGAAAATGAGGATAATAAAAATAAAAATAAGAATGATAATGGAAATAGAAGAGGAAAAATAAAAATAAAGGAATTTACAAATACTAAAGAACTTTTCGCATCTTTGAAGAAAAGGAAAATTAAGATCGGTGTTTGTACTTCCGATGACAGAAGCAATGCTTTGCTTCATCTTTCTAAAATCGGTGTTTTGGAAATGGTGGATTGTCTTAAATGCGGAGATGATAATAAAATAAACAAACCTTCTCCATTACCAATTCATGAAATTTGTTCCACTCTTGGAATTCTTCCCAGAAATACCTGTATGGTGGGAGACACTTACTATGACATTCATGCAGGTACTCTTGCCAACTGCGGCAGAATTGTTGGTGTCTTATCTGGTAATACACCTATTTCTCAAATTAGGGATGCTGATTACATCCTAAATAGCATCTCCTCTTTCTTTCTCTAATTTCCTCTTCCTTTTTTCTTTCTCTATTATTAATATTTTTATGGTTACCTATAAAAAATATTAATTTTATTGTATTATATCTTTTTTGGGTTATATGTGGATTAACCCATAGATGTCTTAGATTCATTTCGAAGAAACTCGGCGTACGACATACGGGCTATATGCTTGTAGTACGCATCCATCTCACGGGCTTCACGTGCCCAAAGTGAGAGGACATCATCGACCCATGCATCGTCGATTTTGTAGATGTTTTTTGTTGTTGCGCTCAACATTCTTAATTAGTGTTTCTTGGTTTTTTATTGATTTATGCTTTCTACTTTTTTTTAATTTTCAATTTTATACTTTAACTTGTTTCTAGTAGTATTATCGGTCCCTCTCTCTACCTTTTTCTATTAATCTGGAATTAGAATATGTATGAACCATCAAAACAAGCAGAACAATAAGAATCAGAATCTTTGAGAGAAGTTAAATCCAAAAAAGTTAAACTATCTAATTTGAAGTAATCTTTCATTTCCGAAGTTGAAAGTTTATTAGCAATCAATTCTTCTACATCTGGGAAATCTACTCCGTAAAAACACGGTTTGATAATTTCTGGACACCCAACCAAAAGATGAACTTCTTTCGGTTGATAATCACGAATAAAATCAATCAAATATTTCATAGTATTACCTCTAACTACACTATCATCTAACAAAATAATATTCTTATCTTTGATATCTAAATCAATAAAATATTTCTTTCGACATGCATCTATTCTCTTGGTATTATCTGGAAGTATGAAAGTTCTATGTGGATAATCTGCTTTCTTTTTCAAGAACTGTTTATATTCAAACCCAGAACAATGAGAAAAGGATTCTCCATATACTATTCCAGAAGAAGGAACGCCACAGACAATGGTTTCGCTTTTCTCAAGATGATTAAAAGAATCATGTGTTTGTAAAAATAATTTTCTTCCAATTTGACTTCTCCATTCTTTGATACTCACCCCATCAAAAAATGTATTTTCTTTCATAAAGTAGATATGTTCAAAGATACATCTTTTGCTTTTTATTATTTTTTTTCCCGAATCGTCTTTTTGAGACAAAGTATAGATTTTGGAAAAATTGAGAGTGTCAACATCTAATGAGTAAAGAGAACCTTTCTCAATATTCTGATATTGTGAACTTTCTGCTTCTGAAGTTATGATAAATCTATTATTTTCTCGATAGTAACTCAAAGGTTTAATACCGTATCTATCTCTTAATAGATAAAGAGATTTTTTAGTTTGAACTAGAATACAATAAGAACCTTCAATATGTTGTAAGATATATCGAAGTGCATATTCAACACTCTTTCCATTCTTCCGAAAATATTGTATCAATAACATCAACTTATAGGTATCCGAATCATATCTATCATATTCCATTTCTATCTTCTCTTTTTTTCTTTCCATCTCTTCGTATTCTATCTTATTCTCTTGTATCTCTTCGTATTCTATCTTATTCTCTTCGTATTCTTGTATAATAGAACTAGATAAATTTTTGAAAACTTTATCCCAGATATCATCTTTGATATTACCGTTATGAACAACAGAAAATTCATCCCCTTCAGAAGAAAGAATTGGTTGACAATATTTCATCATTTTAGTGCTAGTAGAATATCTGACATGACCCATCCAAATAGAAGATATTTCTAATAGATTTAAGTTTCTGACCAAACCTTGATGTTTTTCTACTTTAATATTTCCTTCCATAGTTTGGTAAGAAACACCGAAAGAATCTCTGCCTCTATGTTGTAAATTTTTCAAACCATGAATAACACGATGAGATGTTATCGGCATCTTAGATACAATACAATATATTCCACATTCAGTATTTGCCATTTTACTATCATTATATATTATAATGATACTTAATTCATATATTATTATTCTTTTCTTCATATATTATATATTATTATTCTTTTCTTCATATATTATATATTATAACGGTACTTAATTCATATATTATAATAATTTATCATTATCTTTGATTCTTTCGTATTTTAAATTTTTGTAATAATGAGAAATAAATCTCTTGTAATTTGGAAGAACAGATTTTTTGATTTCTTGTATAGTATTTAAATATTCTTCTGGGTCATCAGAAATATCGAACCCAATTAAATTTTGACGATATTCTTCTACTTTATAAGATATTTCTAATTTTTGATAATAATATTTTGCTAGTCTCTCTTCTATCTGAGAAATCAATTTCTTGTTCATTTTGGTGTAAGAAACAATATTTCTATCTAAATCATCAGAAGTGTAATTTTGTAAAATATTAAGAAGTTTATTTAATTGGTCATCTGTAATACCAGTAAAATTATAAAGACAATAATATATTTCTTTACCTTCTGGTTGTTTACTTAACATAGGTTTTAGTAAAGTAACTTTTTGAAAGAAACTAGACATCAAATAAATAAGAGAAACAGTAAATTTATTAAAAGAATTATAAGATTTCATAAAGAAGTTTCCACCTTTCTCCAAAACACCCAAACCGCAAACAAACTGACCTAAGAAAATTTTCATCATCTGTTTATCTCGAAAATCAAAATCAGGCGAATTATATGCTTCGGCTCCTCCCAAACCACAATCGCTAGTAACAATATTTCTCTTATTTTTGTCAAAGAATTTAATGTAATGTTCTATCTTTTTCCGAGAAGTAATATCTCCGTCCAAAAACCTTTTTGGGTATTTTTTAACTAATCCAAAGTCATCTTGAAGATGTCCTTTTTCTAAATAACTTTGAAGATACCAATCATATTCTTTTACATTTGTTTTGGTTTTCAGATAGTGATTAATAGCTAAAACAAACCCACCCGGAAGACCACAAATATCTAAATGTTTGATAGTATTAACTTTAGAAGGAATAAAGTTAGATTTCTGACAAACTTCGTACATCTTCTTCCAAGCATTAGTGAAACCAATACCTGTATTGTATTTTTTGGAAGCAAATTTAACTTCTTTGAAATATTGAATGAAATTGAATAAAGCATCTCTAGAATTCAAAATATTTTGTAATTTTTTGTTAGAGATATTAGTTTCTTCTTTTAATTTTTTCTCATAGTTATAGTTATTTTCATGGTTTTGTTGATAGTAGACTTTAACTTGTAAAAAATCTTTTTCTAGTTTCAAATTTTTATATAATTTGATATCTTTCTCTTCTTTTTGATTTCCATCAGATAATACAACACTATAATATTTCGGATACAAATATTTGGGTAGTTCCATTTTATTATCTCTCCTTTCTTTTTTTTTCTTCTCTCTCTCTTCTCTTCTTTCTTTTTTCTCTCATCTTTCTTCTCCTTTTTTTCTTCTCTCCAAATATAGAAGAAAGAAGAAAAAAATAATAGAAAAAGAAAGGAGTAAACAATAATAAAATGGAGTATCCGTATTATGAAAATTATGTGACCAAGAAAGAAATTAAAGAAAATTTCAAAAATTTACAAACTCTTCCATCAATTTTAATCAAACCCAGAAGGGAAGATTGCCGGATTCAAATGGCTGTCAAAACTGATGACATTTCCAAACTTACGGATTATTTTTCTGAAAAATGTAGGGTGCAATGTTCCTTTAAAAACAAACCACCACCAATTGAGAAGTTCAAAAAGTTGCAAAATAATCCAATTTTTCGTGAAGGGGGGTACACAAAAATCGAACAATTCTTGTATGACAATGCAAGAGGATGTAATAATTTTGATGTCAAAGTTGTCCTAAGTGTTCTGCGGTATTTTAAACCCAAAAGAATGTTAGATTTCAGTGCTGGTTGGGGCGATAGATTAATCGGGGCAATGGCCTATGGTTGTGAGTATGATGGAGTGGACCCGAGTGAGTGTCTCCATCCCAAATATCAAGAAATGATAACTACTTTACTTCCTCCGTCTAAGAGAGGAAAATACAGAATGTTCAAGACTGGATTCGAGGATTTCACTTCATCTTCGGTTCCCTTCTCTTCATCCGAGAGAGGCGGAAGTAAAGGAGGAGAGAAGAAATATGATTTGGTTTTTACCTCACCTCCCTTCTTTGATTTGGAGGTGTATGAGAATGAAAAATCACAAAGTATTAGTAAATTCAATACTTTGGAAAAATGGAAACAGAATTTTCTGATTCCAGCAATGGAAAAATCAGTTTCTGCTTTAGAAATCAATGGTCATTTGGTTATTTATGTGAGTGATTACACAACAGAAAGTGGAAAAAGAATTCAGTATGTTAGAGATATGAAACGAAAAGTGAGAGAATTAGGAATGACATATCAAGGAAATGTCTGTTTTTCAAATGTGGATGATTTAAATCGTGTCAGAGTTATTTACGTCTGGAAGAAGTTGACTTCTTCTTAGTTGGGGAGGGTTTTCTCTTCTTGACAGGAGAAGCTTTCTTTTTCTTTTTGAGAGAAGAAGGGGAACCAAATATTGCTGTTGCCCCAATTGGAGGAGCTCCGCCTCCGCCTCCTTCTGTCGCTGGCTCTACGCCTGTGTCTCCGCCTGTCGGTGTCACTGTCGCTGTCTCCGCTGCCGTCGCCGCTGCTTCTCGCCTTGCTGCTTCTTGCCTTGCTGCTTCTTTCCTTGCTGCTACTGACTTAGGTTGCTCCAATGTCAATGTCGCTGCGTCTCCGCCTTCATCTTCGTCTCCGGAACCTGCCGCTGTCGCTGCCGTCACTCGAGCTGCAGCACTCACCGATTCACCAATTGCATTCCCTATATTTCCAGCGGCTTGATTTGCTGCTGCTGCACCTCCCGCTTCACTATTTTCAACACTTCTAAAAAAACCTTTTGTTGCTTCCATGTTCTTCCCGCTAAAGACACTCTTTAAGTGACCATACATCTGATCTTTGAATCCTGTAAGCTTTTCTCCTCCTGTATCGACAGCCAATTTTTTAGCTCTCTCTCCGTAAGCATGTGCGAACAAAGTAGCAGCCTCATCTTCCAATCTTTCGTTATCCCAATTTTTGCTTCTCTTAAACATGGCTACTGCATACCAGATAATAAGAACAAAAATGAAAGTACCTGCAGCACAGGAAAGAACTTTGTTTCCAGTAATAACCCTTTTTACATCCTCGTCATCTTCATTTTCAGCAGGGTATTTGAAAGCCACATAGATTCCAAAACCTATGGCTACGGATAAAACTAGGATACCTACTATTGTAGTTATCCATAAACCTTTACCTGTTTCGACAATGACTACGCCGTTATTTTCATAAGCTGAGAGAGCTGTTCCTTTAGGTTCTGTTGTTGGCATTTTTATTACTGAATATATATTATAATTTTATAAAAATTTTATAAAATTTATTTTTATGGTTCCTTAACCTCTCCTTTTCTTCTCTCTGGTACCTTTGATTCCTTTCCATCTTCTTTCTCATTCTCGTCTTTACTCCCCTTTCCCTTTCCTTTTTTCTCATTTACACTCTCCTTTCCTTTTCCTTTTTTCTCATTTACACTCCCCTTTCCCTTTCCTTTTTCCCCATTTTCACTCTCCTTTCCTTTCACAACTTTACTCCCCCTCTTTTTCTTTTTGAAAGAAGCAATAAACCAAGAAAAATCATATCCAAGATAAACCAAAATAATAACAGATGAAATAAAAACCATCAAATATCCGATTATCACTTCTGCATCCAAACCATCTGGTAATCCCATTTTATATTTCTTCTCTTTCTATATCTTTTATTCTTCTCTTTCTATATCTATATCTCGAAATAATTATTGTCAGCTTGTATATCACTACTAGCAGCAATCATCAGATAGACAAAGAAAATGAAGAAAGTACCAAACAGCACCAAGAAATAGATAGCGGTAGATGAATTGACATTATCTAAATCCTCTTCGGAAGGAGGATGTACTGCTACTAAAATAATCATAGAAATTACCAAAGCCAGTACAAAACTAGGGAAAATATTCCTTTTCATAATATAGAAGAAAGAAATGGTCAATACAAATAATGACCCAAAATATATCAATAATGCTATCCAAAGTTCCATATTTTATTTTGCTATTATTTCCTTTTCTCACTTTTTCTTTGAAAGGAGAGAAAAAAAGACACTATAAAAATGGTGACCTTAACAAATAAAAATGTAACAATTACTGTTTCGGTTCTTTATGGTTTAATTCCTTTGATTTGGTTATTACTTTACTTAATTGATGGTTTCAGACATCGAAAATTTGGAAGAAGACAAGAAGATAAAAGCCCTAGTTTAGAACCAGTTAATTATTATGCCAAACCATTTCTAACCAGTTCTTATGTCAAAATAGCCTACCTATTTACTTTTGCTCTCTTTCTTGCTGCCAGTATCATCATGATTATCTACAGTATTGATAATGGTGTTCAAGTTAATAGAGCGTAGAAAAGAGAATAAAAGAAAGAGAAAGAAAAGAGAATAAAAGAAAGAGAAAGAAAAGAGAATAAAAGAAAGAAAAGAGAATAAAAGAAAGAGAAAGAAAAGAGAATATAAAATGATAACAGCCATAGTAGAATGGGGTGAAGGAAAGGAGAGCATTTCGACCGGTTATTTGTTCGGTAAAGTTGAGTTTACTCAATATTCGTCTGAAGCTCCGGTGAAGGTTTATCTGAGAATTGAAGGTTTACCTGACGGAATCCATGGTTTTCATATCCACGAAAAACCTTTAGAAGATACTGAAGGAGATGTAATGGATTGTTGTGATAAGTTAGGAGGTCATTTCAATGTCGGAGATAAATGGTCTTTGGAGAATCAAAGTGGTACTCGACACGGAAATGGAATGAATTATGCCAAGGGAGAAAAAATGGAATGTCATAATGGAGATTTGTGTAATAATATTATGGTGGATGATAATTTTTGTGAATTATCTTTCGTGGATTATAAAATTTCTTTGTACCAAGAAGATGAAAGGTGTGTTGTGGGGAGAAGTATTGTGATTCACGAAGGTGAAGATGATATGGGATTAGCAGAGTACGAAGATGAAAAGAAAAATATTGACAAATACATTACTGGGAATGCTGGAAAGAGGATAGCTTGTGGTAATATTACTCTAGTTTTGTAATTTATTATTATTATTTTATATTTTTTTATAATAATAAAATCATGGATGGTATGGGAGGTGACGATGTGAATGGTATGGGAGTTGACAATGAGAATGGTGTAGGTGCACCAAAAAGAAGAGGACGTCCTCGAAAAACTTCACCGAAGAGAAAAACATCTCCGAAGAGAAAAACATCTCCGAAGAGAAAAACATCTCCGAAGAGAAAAACATCTCCGAAGAGAAAAACATCTCCGAAGAGAAGAGGACGTCCTCGCAAGACTTCACCAAAGAGAAAGATGAACC